GCTCTAAAGAGCCTTGGAATCGTCAGCTCTAAAGAGCCTTGAACCCCATAACAGAACCACTTACATCCATCATATTTCCACTCATATCTTCAGCTCCGCCACGGCGAGTACCCTTCTTAGAAAACAGCTTGAACTGTCCCTTCTTGGCAGTGTACCCAGCCTTACGCAAGCGCTTAATGGCCTTCAGACCTGCACTGTGCTTGCGCTTAGAAACAATACGACCCTTCTTAGTCTTCATCAGGTCCTTCTTGTAAAGACCACCGGAAGTGTGCTTGGCAGTTCCGTTGAAGACCTCGCGCTTAGACCCAACAGTGCTCTTAAAACCACCCATCATTGCATTGTTACGATTCTTCCGAGTGCGGTTTGCAGCCATTTCTTCTATACTAGAGGCCAACATTTTCCTAGGCAATCACCTCATTATTCATAGAAATACGAGGAACTTCTCCAGCAAGAATTCTATCAATAAGAAGACTCATCAACTTCTGGTCATACACACCAGCAAAATGCACAACAAAATCCCCTTTTTCCCAAAGTCTTGTCCCAGGAAGACCCTTCAGAAATGCATTAAATACATACGCATCACGAATCATTTCAAGCTTCACTGCATCCCCAGGATTTGTTTGAAACAGGTGCACCATTGCCATCTGTTCCCACCAAATATGATAAAGAAACTGCTCTTGATTCCAAACTCTTTCAAAGAAATCAACTGCCCAAGAACCACAACGAACAATCATATTTCCAGAATTGGGTGTTCCACAACTGTCCCAACACATAAGTAAATCTTTTCCTTGAGGAAGACGGGGTATGACCCATTCTTCTAGCTTTCTTTCAGGGTTTGTAATAAGAACATCCGCATCACTAATCCAGATATAATCATATTTGTCAGTCATTCCAGCAAATTCTTTCCAGATGGGCACTTTTGACCATGCAATGGATCTATCACGATTCCACCGTTCCTCATGAAACTCATAATAGTCATATCCCCACTTTTCAGAATACGCTTTCTTAGATTCAAGAGCTTTTTGAAGAGCCTTTCTGTAATCAGCTCCAATCGCAAGAGTAAGTATACAAATACGAGGCTTTTGTTGCTGCATTCTAGAAACTGACTAGGCTTTCCGTTTAGACCACACCTCCACACACAAACAAACCCAAAAAATTGAAAACACATCGCGTTTGACTTCCAAGTAGTTCCTCAAGAGTTTTCAGAATGCCCATTGAATACTGTAAAGATGATTCAACTAAACAATATACTTGTTCAGAACCAGACTGTACATTCAAGACATTTCATCAGAATACAATGTATTATCATATGAAATCCAAACATCTCAATGAAATGAATTATGAATGCGAGCATTGTAAGAAGAAGTTTGTACAGAAAGCAACGCTAGACTCTCATCTTTTAGCAAAGCATAACAATGAAAAAAAAGATGTATTTGCATGTTCAGAGAAAGGATGTGCATTTACATCTCTTACACAAGGAAACTGTCGTATTCATTGGATGCGTATTCATAATAAAAATTCTGCAACTAAAATTTATGATAAGAAAGAGCATTCTTGTACAAAGTGTTCAAAGACATTCAAAGGTATGACAAGTTTCTATTATCATGCGTATGAATGTTTGGGGTTGAAGAATGAGTTTTGTAAACCAATTCTATAGGGTATTCCTTCATTCGGGTGTTTTCGTCTTCCATGCAGTGTACGCTGCAAGTTCATACAAATGGTAGCCACCTGCTGCGAATGCAAATAAGAGCAGTATCTCAAATGCACTTCGTGGGGTAGTTTCTTTTTTCATGCCGATGTAGAACAAAAGAGGGGCTACATAGAATGCATGAAGCAAATTGATCCAAAGAAGTGAGGAGCCAGTAACATAGCGAATATAGGCTTTGTAAGAATGGTATAGAAAGACAACAATGCCGAGACCTAAAAGAATATTAAACACAGTAGATACAGTTTCTGTCTTTTGAATACCAACATATAGGAAGAGAGGAACTAGGAAAACGATGTGAAAAAGATTAACAATGCTGTGTTTATCCATGTCTACTCTAGGTAGCGATTAAATATGTCCTAAACATGCATCTGTTTGTTCTAAAGCCCCTTCAATCCACGCTTGTTTCAAACTAAAGGATTCTCCACATACAAACACACCCTTCAACTCTTTCAGAGGCCTACAGCTCTCCAAAGACATCTTCTCAACATCATACTCCCCTTTCGTCCAATATGTGGCTCCTGTTTCCCAGTAATGACTCTTCATGAGCAAAGGATCAGAAATATCTTTCTCAGGGAACAATGCTCTTATATCTTTCATAACAACTTTCTCTAGAATTCCTTTCTTTTCAGCCATATGATATGCCTCAGTATCCTTACCATCTGTATAACTAATCATAACAACTCCTTTTGAAGGATTAATAGGTATAATATATCGGATTCTTCCAGGTGTTACTATACGACCAACATCAGCAAACCACGCATCCTTAAAAACAGCGTAAATACGAAGTAAAGGTTCTGTTTTCACATGATCAAGAGCCTCCATCTTTTCAAACCCCTTAATTCCTCGCAATGCATCTGCATGTAAAGCAAATATACAACACTGTAAAGCGCGAAGAGTAATTCTTCCATGAATTTTATCTTTTTTCCGACCAAACTCAATATCCAAATCAGTTTGATAAGCAGTCTCCCCAGACCTCCTAATTCCCAAAACGGTTTGACGATTGAGTAGAACTCCTCCAGCCTTTAGAAAGGCATTCAACATTCTAGAAATAAGTTCGCTAAAACCCTCTTTCACTCCAAAATATCCCTTATGCGAACTCATTTCACCGTCTAGAAATGTTTTCAACGCCAAATCGGCTCGTAAGACATGAACCTCAGACCAATAAGGAAATGTTTCAAGAATCTCTTCTGCGCGCATTTGACCATAGACATCCACCATTAATTCATAAAGAGTATGAGTTTTCAAAACATTCTCTGGAAGCATACCAAGAGGGGCAATATACATGGAAATGAATGACGATTCAAAAGGATTGGGAAGAATCTCAGACCTAGAATTCTTTTTGAAGCCAATGAATTCACCGAGTGGAAAAACACTAAGACCATATTTCTCCACCAAGCGTAGTGTTAGCTTATGAGCCCTTGAAATGCGCCCAGCCCCCATTTCCCAGCGAACTCCAGGATATTCTGGAGGACTATAACTATAGGTTCTTCCACCGACTCCTTTGTATTTCTCTACAATCGCGATGGTCCATTCTGGATGTTTCTTTTGCAACTGTAAGGCAGAATATAATCCTGATATTCCAGCTCCCACGATAATACAATCGTAAGATGCATGAATCATTGTATCTTTTCTTTTCTTCTAAACTACTTTGATAAAAATACTTTAGAAGGCCAGAGCCGCTTCTTTAGACTGACCTCGCCCAAGAGAGAACATGTTCTGCATCTCGTGGAGATTCTAGAAGTCCTTTGAACAGACCATCCTTAATGCATACAAAAGAAGGAATACTCTTTCCACCACAATATCCAAGAGTATATTCATTCTCATCTACATCACAATGAAACCACTGAATTCCTTTTCCTTCACTGATCAAAAATCTCTTATCAATGCGTCTACAAGGTCCACACCAAGTCGCACTGAAACAAATAACAATACAAGGTAAATACTCGCCAAGAAAACCTTCTTCCGTAGGACGACGGGGACGAAGGAGAGCCTCAAATTGTTCATGGGTTTGGAGGGCGATCATCCCTTCTGGAACTGGAGCCATTCTTCAACTTCTCACCAAGTATTTCCTTTATCCTTAAAGCACCCATTGAAATTCCAGCACCCAAAAGAATTACACTTGTAATTCCAAATCCCCAAAGTTCTGATGAAGAGGAAGAAGCTCCCCCTCCAGACATTTTATATCCTGGAACCTGTTGTGTTGCCAGCTGAGCGAGTTTCTTGGGGTCTTGGAACGAGGCAAGGCGTTGTGTAACACCTGCTGTAATTTGAGGAACTGCAGAAGCCACTTTAGGAATGGTTTGAACAACAGAACTCGCAGTAGATACGATAGGTGCGGCAACACCTGTTGCTGCTTTCATGAGTGTTGACGCTGAATCTGCTGCGACATGTGCCGTTTCTGCAGCAGCAGTTACAGCTCCAGTAACAGCTTTTACGGGTGTTAAGGCTGTGTCCACAATGGGTTGAACAGCCATTCCAACGGCTTCTCCAATGACTCCAAGACCAGAAAACCGTGCACCTGCTCCTGCCAAAGGATCTGTTGGTCCCATAAATGTAGGTTTATATTTATCAATAAACATGTTCCAAGGAAAGAATCTCATTAGACCTTTCTCCCATACAGAATCAGGAGTCACAAATGCTTGATACAAATCCACACATTTCCAGAGTATAACTAGAATCCATGTCAATGGATTTAGAGTACATAGAAACTTAATTAATCCACCGATCATATCGCCCCCAAGAACACTTTCCATGCCAAATGAAATAGGAATACTCAATACAAAGAGATATCCCAACCATCTCCAAGGCGATCGCGCCTCTCCCTCAACGCCAGGTTCGTCCTTGAATACCCCTGTTGCAATTCCTTGTGCTCCAAAGAAGGGAACACTTAATCCTGTTTTTAGTACACGCTCTTTATGAGAGAATATCTGAATTATATCATATATCCACCAAGAGCCAAGTGTCAAGAGATTTATGAGTATCTTCAAACTACCGGACAATGGACTCCGAAGCCAAAAATGGTCAAGTCCGAAGAATCCACCAATGACCGTAATTAACATGAGGGTCCAATATGGATACCATGCTCCTCCCCAGTAACTTGCCCCTGTATATCCAAATCGTGCTTTTTCTGGTTCATCCGATGCCCCAGGACTATTAGACATCGCTCTGTTAGACCAGGTGTAAATCTTACAAGAAAGAATCACGCCTCGTCCTAAAAAGGATAACGGGAAGTTGTATCATCAGTTGGAAAACAAGAGACCACCATATCCTTCTTGGATACGGAAAATATTGTAGTTAAGGGCAAATGCAAAGAATGTTATTCCACCATCAACTGCTGCACGAGCCAAGGCAGGAACTAAACAGTTATTTGCATTCATTTTCACTTGAAGAACAATATCATAAAACCGACTAGCATTGAGTGTACCACTTGGCTGAAGTTCTTCTGGTCTTAATCCAAAACTATACATGTAAATAAAAAGAGGACTTGTATTCACTGTGTGATACTGATAAGGCTGTATACAACGGAAGTATTGACCCTCTCTCTTCTCAAACCTGTCCTGGCCATCAATTTGAATGAGAGCCTCTGCCATTAAATCAACTTGCGCTCCAATTGCATTCGCTCCATTGCTTGTGAAGTTGAAATACTCATGATTTGCAGTATTGGCATCCAGACGGAATGCCCAGATTAGTTCTTTAATGGGATGATTCATTGTCATTGGAAGACTTATTTGTTGTGTTCCAGCTGGAATGCTGATAGGTGGAATCACTTGAACTTGTTCAATCAG